AAAGCGCTTCTACGGCTGAACAGTTTATTAAACCGGATATCCAATCATTGGTAAAAAATCCAAACGTTTAATGCTGGACGCAGCAGGAGCACAAAATGAGCGATTATAAAAAAGAAGCTAAAACCGCATCGGCTGCCAAAATGCAGCGTATGGGTTTAAAATTAGAAGATGGCAGCAAATCGTTTACGGACGAACGCGGTGGTTCCCCTTTTGAAGGGTTGAACAGCGGCAATGCTGGCAAAATGCCTATTACCCCATCGCGGTTTAAACGCGGCGGTAAAGTGGCTCATGTTATGGGTGAAAAAGCCCATAAAAATCTTGGCAAATCAACCCGCCGTAAACGGGACGATGGTGGTGGTATTGAAAATACAACCGGACCAGATCCTGTGCCAGTTCCTCCACGGAAGGGCGACAAAAAATACAATCCATTTCCTTATTTGCCAACCAAAAAGCAAATAGGCGATCAGTATGCTAAAGAGCACCCCGATTCTCCAACGGATTTAGGCGCAAGCAGCAGCTATGCCCGTGGCGGAAAAACTTCAAAGCATACGGATGAAGCGCAAGATAAAAAATTAATGCATAAAGTTCTTAAAAAAGATGCATTTAAACGTCCTGAAAAATCCTCTGGTGGTTTGTTGGGCAGGTATATCCGTGGCGCATCTATGGATGCTGCCAATTCTGGATACAAAGAAGGGCTTGATACGGCTTCTTCAATTGTAAACCCAGCCCATAAGAATATGTTTCCCGACGCCCCTAGAAAAACAACCAATCGTTTACAGGGTATTCGTACGGCTGTTGCTAAAATGGGCGGTCCCGGAAGTTATGGTGTTAAAGTTCCCGCCACAGATGACGGCATGAAAAAAGGTGGCCGTACAATGCACCATAAAGATTGCTCATGCAAAATGTGCAGTGGCGGCATGGCAAAACGTTCCAAGAAATTTGATGGCGGCGGCATTACGGGCATGAATCCTATGATGCAACGTCCCGGAACAACGCAACCCAATATGATGATGCGTCCGCCATTGGGGAAAGCACCGGGTATGGGCCAATCCCCTATGGGCCAAGGTCCATTTAACCCAATGGGTAACCGCCCAATGCGGGCATCAGGTGGCCGTGCAAAGGGTAAAACTAATGTTAACATCATTATTTCACCGCAGTCTGGACAACCTCAAGGGCCTCTGGGTGCTGGTGTTGGAATGGGTCAGCCTCCTGTCCCACCAATGATGCCTCCTACTCCTCCAATGGGCGGTATGCCTCCCGGCATGCCTCCTATGATGCCTCCCGGCATGCCTCCTGCACCTCCTATGGGCGGTGCACCGGGTGGTGGATTGCCTCCACAGCTTATGGCAGCGCTTGCTGGCCGTGGTGGTATGCCTCCTATGCCCCGCAAATCTGGCGGTCGCGTAGGTAACGTAATGCCAAAATACCAAGAAGAAGATTATGGTTCCGGATCTGGTCTTGGTAGGTTGGAAAAGCGCAAATGGCCTACAGCAAACGGAACTGAATAAGGAGTCAAATGGCTTCATTAGACCTGCTTCTCTACCGCAAATTGGAGGAGCGCATTGAGGAAGAAAGGGAGAAACAATCAGAAAGCATTCTGAACGGTTTCTCCCAAAACTACGAGGACTACAAAAACCGCGTTGGATATTTAAAAGGACTATCCGATGCACTTATCTGGGCTAAAGAGACGATGGATGACATCGTTGGCGTTGATAGAAAAGGCAGATAGATGAAAACCGCTACTATGAAGATGCTCCATGCGGCTGACCCCGCAGCGGAGTTACGTAACGCAATTGGTGACATTTCCAAAATTAAGGTAATGCACAACAACATTCTCTGCGCCGTATATAAACGGCCAGAACGTACGGCCTCCGGCCTATACCTCTCCGATGGCATCCGCAAAGAAGACGAATATCAGGGCAAGGTAGTTCTTGTGCTGAAAAAAGGTCCTATTGCGTTTATTGATGACGACAAAACCGCTTTTGCTGGTCAGGACGTGAACGAAGGTGACTGGATTGTCCTTCGTTCATCAGACGGTTGGAAGTTGAACATTAATGGCGTTCTTTGCCATGTGATCCAAGATGTTCAAATTAAAATGGTCATCCCTGAGCCAGATATGGCGTTTTAAGGAGGTATAAATGTCAGAATTAGAAGCCGCTGAAGTTACCGTAACAGCACCTAATGTATCATCAAATACACCTATAGATCTTGGTGCCGTTGAAAAAACACCAGAAAAACCCGTTGAAACACCAAAAGAAGACAATGGTGTTGAACTTTTACGTCGTCAGTTAAGCGAAAAACAACGTGAAGCTGAAGAAATACGCCGCCAAAAATCTCAATTGGAACAATTTGCATATAAAGCGGCGCAAGAAGTTAAATCTTATCAAGTTCAATCGCAAGATAACCAGTTAATTGCGTTTACAAATGCAATTGCTAGTTTTGAACGCGACGCAGAAATGCTTGAAAGAGACTATGCCAGTACTTTGGCGGAAGGTGATTATACAAGAGCCGCCAAAATACAACGTCAAATGTCTCAAATTGAGTCAAGATTGACGCAATTGGCGCAGGGACGTGAAGCTGTACAAGAAAAACTTGAATATGAACGTCAAGCTCTTGAGCATTCCCGCCGTCAACCACCTCCACGGATAGAACAACAGCCTATTGATCCTATTGAGGCGGCCATTCAATCCGTTGCAAGCCCAACATCTCAAGCTTGGTTGCGTTCTCACCGTGATGTTCTTGCAGATCCCGTCAAAAAGAACCTTATGACGGCGGCACATTGGGAAGCAGAGGCTATGGGCATACGGGCGGACAGTCCTGAATACTTTGCCCACATAGAAAACAAGGTTTACGATGCGGAACCTGTACGTTCTTCTGTACAACAACCCCGCCAACGTCAAGCTATGTCGGCTGCGCCTGTCTCCCGCACCAATTCCGCTCAAACTTTCCGTGCTGGTCAACAAGTTACAATGACATTGACCCCGGCGGAACGTCAATCTGCCCGTGATATGGACATGACGGACGAGGAATATTTGGAAGGCAAGCTGTATTACCAACAAAAGAACATGTTGTGAGGTAATCCATGTCAGATGCAGTCAAACGCGGCCCCGGACGGCCAGCCAAAACCCCAATTACAGAACAGATGGAAGAAAACATGACCGAATTGCGCCAGAATGACACCCAAGAACTGGGTGTAGCACCCGTAACCCGTGGTCTCCGTGAAGCAGCGCTCCGTGCTGAAGAGTTGCGGGCCAGAATGAGCGATGATTCAATGGACCCATCAATGTATGATGAGTTTTACATTGATCCGCGTAAAGTTCCGGAAGGTTGGGACTACAATTGGAAACGCGAATCTATTGCTGGCATGACGGATGACCAGCATATGATTGAAATGCGGTCTGGCGGCTGGGAACCAGTGGATACCCGCCGTCATCCGGACATGATGCCTATTGGTCATAGCGGTGCTATTCGTAAAAAGGGCATGATTCTTATGGAACGCCCTAAAGAAATTACGAATATTGCTCAGGATCGGGAACTTTCTACCGCCCGTGAATTGGTTAATCAAAAGGAAAAAGCATTGGGCATCGCCCCTGCTGGAACTTTTGAACGCGACCGTAAACAGACGGGTGTTCGTAAATCTTACGAACCAATGCAGGTTCCGCGTACTTAAAAAAGGGGGTTTTTACCCCCTACACCCCTATTGCGCTGTGTTAAATACAGTGTTATAGCATACTTACAACTCCTCTACGCGCCGTAGGGGGCTTCCCTCGTTGGATAAGAAAAGACAAGCTGTCTGATTTTATCCTACCGAAAAGGAGCGACCTATGGCGAACACTTCTGCGCCCAATGGTTTCGTACTTGCAGGATTTTTGGACGGACGTACTGGTTCCCTTGGACAGTCGGCGTACCAAATCCAATCCGCTTATTCTTCCAACATTTTCTCAGGCGATCCCGTCCAACTTTCTGGCGGTTATGTAATTGCGGGTGCCGCTGGCACAAACGCTGTTCTTGGCATTTTCATCGGCTGCGAATATTACAATTCTTCAGTTAACAAAGTTGTTTGGTCGCCTTACTGGCCCGCCAGCACGACCGTCCCAACGGGCACAACGATTACGGCTTACGTAATCATTGACCCACAGGCAACGTTTAACGTTCAGTCTTCGGGTTCTGCTGCCGTTACTCAGGCTCAGGTCAATTCTAACATTGACTACGCTGGTAACTCACCTGCATCGCCAGCCGCTTACCAGCTTTTGACTGGTCAGTCCACGGCTTATGCAAACCAAGCCAACATCAGCACTTCTACGACGTATGCTTTCCGCATCTTGTCGCTTGTCACTGCACCTCCGGGCGCAAACGGCACGGATACGACGACCGCATATAATCGTATTATTGTTGCCTTCAACAACCAGTCCTTCCGTCTGACGGCTGGGTCGTAATAGGAGTAAGTTCAAATGGCTATTAATCTCAGTCAGATTCGTGACCTTCTCCTCCCCGGCCTCCGTGGAGTTGAAGGCAAATATTCGCAGATTCCATCCCAGTATGACAAGGTGTTTGAAATCACCAAGTCAAACATGGCTTTGGAACGCACCGCTGAAATGCGTTACCTCGGTCTTGCTCAGTTGAAGCAAGAAGGTGGTAACACTCAGTTTGATAACGCCGCTGGTGAGCGTTATGTGTACAACCAAGAGCACAATGAAATTGCGCTTGGCTACGCTATCACCCGTAAGGCAATTGATGACAACCTCTACAAGGCACAGTTTAAGCCAACCAACCTTGGTTTGACTGAATCGTTCCATCAGACCAAAGAAATTTACGCGGCAAACGTGCTCAACACGGCAACCACGTACAATGCAT